CCGCCGCAACGGCGCTTGCCCCGTCCAGGGCGCGGCAATGTCGGTGCCCGTGGTGATGTGCAACACCTCAGCGGCCAGCCGGGTTTCAGATCGCCCGCCGCCGACCTCGGGAATGCTCAGGCGATAGGCGCGCGGGCGTCCGTTGCGGGTTGATAAATCCCAATCGCTGGCCGGGATAAGCCCCTGATCGTCGATCACGAACACCGCTTCACCGCGCAGCGCAAGCGCCCGTGCGGCCATCGCAAGGGTGCGACGATCCAGAAGGTCGGTGCCTTCTACATCGGCCAGAGAAAGCCCGCCTTCCCAGAGGCTCACACAAGCCTGCACCGTTGCCGTCAGCTCGGCCAGCCCGCTTGTGCCGCTGATCCATGCCTCACGCGCCGCCATGACTTGCGCGGTGAAGCCGGTGCCCATGGCGCGGGTTTCCGCTTGGGCGAGTCGCCCAAGCACATCCTTGCGCCGGAATAGGTCCATCAAGCCCATGGTCACGCCCTCCTATACGGACGCAGCAGATCGCCCGCGCCGCTGTTTTGAATTGCCCGCGCCATCCATGCCGGGTTGCGCTGATAGCTTTCCTCGACCGCGCCGCCCATCCCGACCGTGTAGCTCGACACGCCCGCCCGGTCGCTGGCGTCGGCCATATAACCGGCCAGCCTGATAAACGCCCCGTTCACAGCCGCAGGCACTGGCCCGCCGCCCACATCCGCAGTGAAGCGGAAAGGCCCCTCACCGGCCAGCACAACGCCGCCCATGAAGCCCGCGTCCAGACTGGCGGGGATCCATCCCACGCCATCCCAGACCTCTTGCGCCGTGATCGTGGCGGGCGTCAGATCGGGCACGAACTCACCCGGCCCTGTAACCGTCCAGATCGCCGTGCGAGGTGTCCAGCGGTGCGCCACATAGCTTTCAATCCGTTGCCAGATCATCACCGGATCAAGCGCCGCCGCCGCCGGGGATAGCCCCTCGGGCGTCGCGGGATAGCTGGCCGGGATCGCCTCTTGCCGTTTGAGAATGTCCATCAGCGCCACCTCGCGGCATGATGCAGGGCAGGCCGGATCACGCCGCCGGGTGTCCAGTTGCGTTTCTGCACTTGGGTTTCGGGATAGGCTGGCCTTGTCACAAGCGACAACTCAAACAGAATGGCCGCGCTGATCGTGCGGATAAGCGCATTCCCCAATGCCGGGTCTTCCTCCTCCACCGTCTCGGCATTGGGAACCGTGCGCTCGGGCGGTATCCTAAAGCCGGGGCTGATACCGGCAATCTGCCCCGCCGCCAGCAGCGCCAGCGCGTCCCGGACGTGCGAAACATCCTCCATTTCCGCCGCGATAGTGGCCGCGAAGGTGAGGGCGTCGGGCGTATCGGTAAGCGTCAGACTGCCCGCGCGACGGCTGGCAAGAGGCTTGTCGAAAGAGTGCCCGACCAGCAGGTGAATATCCGCCTCACTCGCGACAGAGAACGCGAACGCCCCCGGCGCAAACTGTTCCTTGCGCGGCCTGCCCGTCCGGCCCCCGTCCGACAAGATCGCAAGCGAATTGTAGGGGAAGCGCCCGGACAACCGGACGCCTCCACCTGATCGGCGGCGCAGCTCTAGCCCGCCGCCATCCACGCCGCCGAACAACATCAGACCGCCGCCAGTTTGCGCAGCTGGATCGGGCGCGGCACTTTCAGATCGACCGTCAGCAGACCCGTCAGCCGCAGCCCGCCCGATTGCGCATCCGAATACGGATCACGAATCAGATCAACGCCGCCCCAAAGCCCGAGATAGGCCGGGGAAAGCCCGCCCGCAGTGACGGCCATCAACGCCGTGTCAGCAGACAGTTGCGTTGAAAGCGCAGGTGCGCCCACGCCGCCGGTGAGCCGTTGCCATTCAGTAATGCCCGACCCGGCGTCAAAGATCGCATCATCAAGCGCGCTCCACATCGCCGGGGTGATCGCCATGCGCACTTGCCCCGGATCGGAGATCGCATTTGCCTCCATGAACTCGACAACCTCGGCCCGCACCGCCGCCCATGTCGCGGCCCAGACGCCCGAACCCGTGGCCTGATCGACAAGGCCCGCAGGCTCGCCAGCCGCGCCAGAACCCACGAGGATTGCCCGGTCCAGCTCGGCCCCGATTGCCGCGCTCATATCCCGCCGGATTGCCTGTTCCAGACCAGCGGTTTGCTTCACCGCCTTGCGGCTGATCCGCATATGCGCGCCAAGCGTGTGATCCGGTGCCAGCATGGTTTCCGCAGTCTGGAACGCGGTTGCATTGGGCACGTTGCCGCCCTCGGTCGCCGCCCAGCCCGCCACCGCGCCTTGCGTGGCAACGGGGAACTCGACAGACCCTTGCGGAATGCTGATCGAATTGACGCCAAGCCGCGCCGCCACGCTGGCCGGGAACAGCCGGTCAAAGATCGGGCGGGTTGCCTTGGGATCGACTACGCCGGTCGAAGCCGTGTTGCGCTGCTCAAGCGCCTCAATAGGCATGGGAATGCCCTGATACTGGCCTTGGCTTCGCATCTCGGCCACGATCTCGGCGGTTTGCCCGGTGATCTGGTGCCCATGATCCAACGCCGCCACAAGCTGGCGCACCTCGAACCCGGCCAGCATCTCCGACCACTGTTTGCCCTCGCGGGTTTCAAGCTCGCCACCGGCTTCCCGGCGCTCTTCATCCTCGGACACCAGCGCCGCCCGATAGCGCGTTTCGGCGGTGCGGTATTCCTTGTCCAGGGTTTCCATGGAACGGATTTCATCCTCGGACGGCTCGGGCTTTGCGGCCAGCGTGGCCAGCTCTTGCCGGATTTCGGAGCGTCGAAGCTCCAGTTTTTTCGATTCAAGCATGTTTATTCTCCTATGCTGCTCGAAGGGTTGCGCTGCATGTCGTGCAGCAGATCGCGCCACGCTTGGCGCTCGGGGGATAGCTCGGGGTGTCCGGCCTCCAGCCGTGTCTTGCGCCCGTGGCATGGGCCACAGAGCGTTTGAAGGTTTGCCAGATCAAAGCTCAGATCGGCCCTGTCCCGAACGGGTAGAACGTGATCGACCTCTAGCCGATACCGTGAGCCGCACTGAACGCATTGCCAGCCGTCGCGGCGCTTGGCCTCAAGGCGCAAGACGGGCCAGCGACGATCCCGGTAGACCTTGGCCCCGAACCTGTCATAGCGCGGCCTCATCGGCGCACCTGAAGGTCAAAGAAGCGCGCCACGCCGTCAGGTGCATGAGGTGAAACCCGAACAATGGTGAACTCATCCGCGCCAATGCGCAGTCGATCCGCCGTTGTCGGCACAAGGTCCAAGCCCTCGACCGATACCAGCGCCCGCAGATCGTTGGTGCCTATCAACGTCCCGGTGCGCACCTCTTGGGCATAGTCGATCACCGCCACCGTGACCGGGTGCGGCGTCTCGACTTGGACGGGCGCCCACTCAGGCCCGACGTTTTCGGCCCGCACTATCTCGCCCGCCTGCCCGAAACGCGCAATGATCCGCGATGCCGTTGCCGTCATGCCCATGCAACCCGCCCTCCCCTGACAGGCCCGCGCCCGATGATCCTGCTACCTTCACCCACGGCCAGCACCGCCGCCGATACCGCGTCGATCCGCCCCGTCGATCTGCCCTTGTCCAGACAGGGATTCAGTTGCGCGTCGCGCCTGCAAACCGCCTCGGAAAGTGCAGAGCGCATCATGTAGGTTTGCGGCGATGCAAGGTGCCGGTCGTAGACCGCGCGCCGGAACCGTTCTGCATCCTCGCCACCGTCAAACGGCCCGAACCGGCGCAAGACTTGCCGCGCGTTCAAGCCCGCCGCCCGCAAGCCGTCCTGAATTTCAGACTGTTTGAAAGTGTCGTAGCAGACCGCCGCGATAGGGTAGCCATCGGCCTCGACCAGCACCGCCTCGATCCATGCCGCGACCGGCACCGTCGCATCGCCAAGGCAACGCAAGGTGCCCTCGTTCTGCATGGAAACATACAGATCGCCCACGCCGTCAGACTGTCCACGATCACGCAAGCCGGGACGCGATGGAAACCAGCCGCGCACCGTCAGCCGCCCAGTTTGAGGCCAGAAGAACGCCGCCGCGCTCATGCTGGCAGACCCGCCAAGATCAAGCCCGACCACCAGCGGCCCCGCCCGCGCGGGCAGATCGTCGGTTTCGCAGGCAAGCCAATCGTCGATAGTGACAAGAGGCTCGTTCGTGGCGTCACTTATCCGCTCATTCAGGTGCAACAGCCGGAACGCAGACAGATCATGCCCGCCGCGCGCCTTGGCCCGCCGTGCCGCCGCCTGTAGCTCCTTCAAGGGTGGCGCGATGCCCGCCGCTATACCGGGATTCGCCGCCTTGATCGCAGCTGGATCGTCAGGTTCAAGCCCCGGCGGGGCGCGGTGCTCTTGCCGGTAAACGCTCGGCTCATCCTCATCAAGCCAGCGTGAAAACGGGTGCTGATCCGACGCCGCACTGGTGCTGATCACGAGCACCTTGCCCTGACGTTTGAGCGAACCCGTCAACAGCGCCGATTCCAGCCGCGACCCTTTCGGCTCTGGCCAGCTTGCCCGCTCGTCGCAGATCACCAGCGTCGGGGACGTGCCCAGAATGCCAGCACCATCGGCGGATATGGCCCTGATCTTGTGTTCGCCGTCCAACTCGATTTCCAGCTTAGGCGAGTAGCGCACCTTGATCCGCTCTTGCACCTCGTCGGGCATGGCCTTGATCAAGTCATGCGCATACGTCCAAACCACCTCGGCCTGATCGCGCTTGCCAGCGGCCAGCAGAATTTCCCGGCGCGGCTGATCTGAGAACACGCCGAACAACTCGGCCACCGCGATGGCCCCCGTGGTGGCAGACTTCGCATTGCCTCTCGCCACCGACAGAACACCCACGCGAACGCCGTCAGCGAACGCGCCACGCACGAACCGCTTTTGATACGCGGCCAGCTTCATGGGCTTTCCAGCCATGCGGCCAGTCGGGATCGACAGCCCTTCAATGAACCGAATTGCAGCGGTGGAAGGCTTCATTTCAGGCCCCCCGAATTAAGCGCGAAAGCAAATCCCCGCACCGCGACACCTCCCCACGACAGAACGCCGGGCATTGGTACCGCTCTGGCCATCGCCCTACCTCGCGCCCGCGACATAGCCGGTAAGACCCTCGTCGGTGAGCTGCATCCGTGCTTGGTTTGCGTGGCCGGGTGATAGACAGAGGATGTATTCAGACGGTTCGCCGGGGCGTTCGACGGTGATCACGCTACGCCCATGCGGCCCGCTCTCGACGCGGAACACGCCACCGGGCTTAAGGGCAAGGAAATCGTCAATCGTGAACATGCCGCAGTCTAACATAGGTCACTATTACTTACCTAGTATCTCATTGCCTCACGTTACCTATCGTCGGTCCAATGCCGGTCGATCACGCGTCCGCAGGGCGCAGGCTCGGGCAGGCAAGGCCCTGTGTATATGGTAAGTAAGGATGTCACTGATTTGGTGACGGGCAGGCAGGCGAACAGGCGGGTTTCGTCACTGTTTTAGTGACGCCCTGTCACTGTTTTGGTGACGTGTCTTGCTCCGGCGTCACTGTTTTAGTGACGGGGCGTCACTAGGGCCTGTGGACATTCGGGATTCTCAAGCTCGCTGAAGTCTGATTCAAGGCTCCAAAATGGAGGTTTGAATGAACGAAGAGCGATTTGTGTTGACGGATGACGTCTGGGTGCGTCTTGAAC